CTTACAAGCAGACAGTTAGCCGCAGAACAAAAGCGCCAAGGCATCAAACCGATTAGACCATCAATCAGCCAAATGTGGGACTTAAATTAAGCACACCCCACAGGTGTCACAAAAGGTAGAACCCAACACTTCAACAGGCTTCTTATCGCAGACCGCCAAACCACAAGGCTCAAGCCTGCGCTCACCTCGCAGATACGCCACAACACCCGCCAAAGGCTCAACAGGCTCAGAGACTTCTAATAGAGCCTGACCTTCAGCATCACGAACACCGTTAATGAGCAAGAAGTTCACAAGACGCTGAAACGACAACTCGCGCAACACAGCCAAATCAACTAACTGATTCTTCAACCAACCCGGCACAGGAACAGTTATATAGACCGTATCCCCATCACGAGCACGCCTAGGCTCAAACCCCATCAACACCACCCGAATCCCGAACAACCAACATAGACACATACTCAGACAGGGACAAATCAAAAGCATCAGCCTGATCAACCATCAAATTCTTGATGTCTGCGTCAATTTTTAGTGTGATGGTTGTTTTTGTATTTGCTGTGGCTCGGGTTGGGGGTCGTCCGTGTCGTTTTTTCATTTTGGGTTGTCTCCGGCTGGTGGGTGTTTGGCATTTTTTCGTGCGATTACTATTCCTATGAGGATGCCGTGTGTGATGCCGATTATTATTCCGTGTAGGTATTGGGTCATATGTTATTGCCTTGTTATATGTTGGTTGTATGTTTCAGTGAAGTGTGTTCTGTCTGCGCCTGTGGATAAGTTGAGTCCGACTATCCGTATGACTTGTTGTAGTTTTGCAGGAATGGCGGTGTCGGGTTGGGCGGTGCCTGAGTTGACGGTGTCTCGTATGTGGCAGTAGATGTTCCATGCCTGTGTGGCGGTCGGTTGGGCGTCTTGTTGGGTTTGTTGCCAGTGTTCCCACACGGTGCCGGGGGTAGGCATGAACCGTTCTGTTTTGTTTAGTTTAACAAGAATTGCTTCTAGTTGGTTATACGGGCTGTCCTGTAGAACGAGCCACCAAGCCTTGTAGATAGTTTTATGCAAGTCAAGGTTCGCAGGCATCTCCTTGCTCCACATTGCGTAAACAAGTTGGACGAGGTTTTTGCATTCGTCCTTAGTCATCTTCGTTCACCCACTCCTTGGCAGGGTCGCGCTTATCAGCACGCTGTATGAAGTCTTCTGTCTTTTCAGCGTTGCGAAATATCAAACCTATACTGTTATATTTGACTTGCTGGTTGTTCACGCCCATATGGAACGGTGAGGACGCGCACCCATCTATCGCCTGCTTACAGCCCTCTATACCGTAGTCATAGATTGCTGACCCGATAACAGTCTTACGGTTGTTGTCTAGAACAGCACGCTTGGATTGCATCACTGCTAGCCAATATTCCCAAACTATTAAGATTGCTTCGTCGGAAACGGTTTTGGCTTTCTGAGACTGTGTCTGCTTCTGTTTGCGTGGGCGAGAAGATTTGTTTACGCCACCGTCTTCGTTGGGGAAAGTGTCGGTCATCTCACGAAGTTTACAGGATTAAAAGTAAAAGTCAAACTGTATTCCCGGACCGGTCCTGGTTATATTACGTCAAGATTGTATTTACGTTGGAATCAATAGACAGTATCAACGTAATAAGTTATGTTAAAACAAAGAACTCTGTGTGAATAACTTTGGAGAGTGTGAGAACCTTTACCAAATCAAAAAAGATGCGCGAGCAGCCGAATCAGGATCCGTCGTTTGGGTCAAACGCAGACTAGAAATTGAAATGGAGATGATCATCAAGGTTGTTTCCGCCACCGTCACACTTGTGGTGTGCTGTACGACCCGCTTACTATTTTTTTCTGCGTAGTCCCGTTGGCTGGTTATACAAGATAGCAGATGACCAATACCCAAACAACACGTATCGGCAAGAAAAATTAAACTAACGTCATATATTTTTTCGGCAGTCCCGCGGGGTGGGCAGATTGGGGGGGACGGGGGTGGGGGCGGGTCGCGGAGCGGGGCTATCCCTCTATGTGGGGGATAGTTACAGCGGGGCTGTATCACCCGTGATACTGTGACAATCGTGACGGGGCTGTGAAGACCCCCATCTGAAAGGCTCGTCGCTTATAGATTGCGGGACTATCAACTCTTCTGTCGGGTTGGGTTGGTAGTTCCCGCTTCTATTTAACTAGAACTAATTTAGGTTTCTGGTAGGTCGGATGGTTACGCATCGAGCGCGTAAGGTCGTTGTTTCCGCCACCGTTCAGTTTGTACAACTTTTTTGCGGGTTTCTTTTTCGCGGGGACTTTTTTAGTGGTCATCGCCATCTTCGCCTTCTTCAGATTCGTCATCTGAACAATCCAATAGGATTTCAAATGCTTCTGACCGTCGGAGTATCGCGTCGCTGGTCATGACCGGCCAGTCTTTGACAGGTGATGCGAATCCTTCAAAGTGTTCTTGGAGTGCTTCTTCGTTTCCGCATTGGGAACACACTTCAATCGGTTTGTGTGCGTCTTGTCCGCGGGTCAGTCGGGAGATTGCCCCCATGTACTGTCCGTGGTGTTCGTTGGAGGGGATGAGTCCTTCGCATCGTGGACAGATGTTCATGTCTATTTGCTTTGCGTGGATTTGGTTCCATGGTTTCATGATGGTTTTCCTTTTGTTTAGTTTAACTGTTTGTTGGTCGGGGGTTTTTGTCTAAAAGTTGGCTTTTCTAATGGGTTTCGATTATCCGTCGCAACCACGCTGTGTGTATATCTTACAGTAATAGCAGTATAGATGCAAGTTCTCTACTGCTTGGGTTTGTATACGCCACCGTTCAATTTGTACAGGTTGTTGTACAAGTTAGTTTTCTAGTTTGTACGCCATGTACTCATGGTCGCTGTCCGACGCGATGCCCGTCACCCAACAGTTGCGGTTTTTAGAACCTGTGATGCTGTGGGGGTCGTCACCGACAAGTGCGCGTATCTTGTCAATCGCGCTAGACATCGCGTCTCCTTCGCTGTCGCTTTCTATATCTGTGGTGACCATGACTGTAACGCGGTAGGTGTTAGACATTTTTCTGCTCCTCAAGGTATTCGTTTACTGCTTTGAGACCAATGTTGAGAAGGAGGGTCATGGGGAGGAACGCCGCCGAACCCCTGCCGTATTGTTCTCCGTTTCTTTCAACGGACTCCTCAACCATAGATTGGAAGAGTTCGCCGTTGAATGCCACACACACTTCGTTGTCGGGTAGTCCGAAAACTATTGGTTCCAATTCGTCAGTATCTCTGAACGCTGATGCGGGTGCGGTAATGAAAGTTACCTGCGTTCCGTCGTCGTGTTTCAACTTCAAGAGAATGTCGTTGTCGTCTTCTGTGAACTCGCTCATTTTTCTATCTTTCTGATGGCTATATGCGCCACCGTTCAATTTGTATAACTTTTATACAGCCACTTCGTTTAGAAGTGGTAGTCCACGATTACAATCCACTGCTCTTCAGGGTTGCTTTCGCATCTTTCGTTTAGGTATTTGGGATTAGGTGTGAGTTCGACCGCATCATAAAACATTGTTTCTGACCCGTATTCGCTGTTGAGTACTTTTAGTGCTCGCCCAATCCTGAAGACCGCAAGACTGTCTGTGAGACGCTTGTCTTTTTGTTCTTCAGTTAGTTCGGGTGACGCTTGACCCTCGTATCCTGCAAAGTCGTATTGCGGGTTGGTGAGGATTTCTTTGAGTGAGACATCGCCGTATTGTTTTACGACCTCGCCTATACATTCGTTTGTCCACTTGCACGCCTGCTCGACTAACTCCGTGAAACCCGTTGGGTCTTCCTTGTAGTTAGTTACCGCTTTCTTGTCCGTGTAGTGAGAGTCGTCTGTGATTGACATCCAATCCGACCACTCTTGTGACTCCGCGAACTGTAGTGCTCTACCTTTCGCATCCTCTTCGTCAAATGCTTCTACTGCTATGCGGTGATATGTATGCATTATATTTTCCTCCCAAGAATGTCGCTTGCATAGTTTCGAATGCCTGAACTCAATTCTTCAGAAAATACATTCCATAAGTAATCAGACTGCAAGATGTACTGTCCCAATTCGTCAAACTGTTCCATTGTGAAACTGTTTGCTAGTTTGTATTCTTCCGTCGCATACCCTGAGTCGATACGGTCACGAACTTCATCACGCAACGCTATTGCGCTGAATGCGATTGAGTTCGCATGAGTGAGGTCATTGTTGGTGAACTTCTCTACTTTTGTGCCGTATGTGCCACCTAGTTCTATTGCGTCGTTGTCGTTACCGCCCTCTTCCCATTCCTGTAAGAGTGCCTTGCCCTGTTCGTCAAGTTTCGAGACATCAACGATTACGCTGTTTGTCACATTTATGACTGTTCCGTCAAGAATGTTGATTATCAACTTATCCATTTTTAGTACTCCAATTTCTGTAGTGTGCGTCTTGCCCAACCGTCACCTGAATAGGTTGCGTTGAACAATGCTGTGAATGCTTCACGAACATCAAGAGAGATGTCTGTCCATTCCGTTTTTTCTGCGTTGATGTCTCCGTACAAACTTCCAAAGTTTGGAATAGATACGCAGTCGCTGTCTTCGGTGTAGTCGCCCAAGACGACAACTCTGTCACCAACCCACTTACCTGAAACTTTCGTTTCGTTCAAGTCTCCACCACCACGCGCAACGCTTGTGATGAGGAGAATGTATAACGCTTGCGGAATCGACGCATCGCCTGACAGGTGCTCTAGTTGCTTGAGTCCAAGACCCAAGACATGAGGACTGACATATTCCTTTTTGTCTAAGTTTGCCAATACATGATACTGACCCATAATTTATATTTCCATTTCTAATAGTAGGTGTATTTATTATATAGGTAACAAAAATGTTTTGCAACCTGAAGCGGTAGGGTTTTTACACCCGAACCGCCCTACTAAGGATTTCTGCCTCAATCTGTTTTACAGGACGAGGACTCCAATGACAGTCACGCTCTACCGCAGGGACACCGCCAAAGACGGTCACCGCTTCTAGTTCGCTGTACGAGAAGTACCCGTACTCCATCTCAAACCCGTCCACGAGACCC